GCGGTTAATGTTCTAGCAGCAACACCTCGCCGTCGCACACGGACGCGCGCTACACCGGACGAATGACATGACAACGGCTGGCGACATCATCAACGGTTCTTTGCGGCTACTTGGCGTTTTGGCGGAAGGCGAGACGCCTTCTGCGGAAACATCGCAAGACGCGCTCGCCGCCATGAACCAGATGATTGACTCGTGGAACACTGAGCGTTTAGCCGTTTTCTCTACACAAGATCAAGTTGAAACATGGCCGCCAAGCACGCGGTCGCGTACGTTTGGGCCGACAGGCGATATTGTCGGCAACCGCCCTATTTTGATTGATGACAGCACGTATTTTCGTGACCCCGCTACAGGTATTTCGTACGGGCTAAAGCTCATCAATCAACAGCAATACAACGGTATTGCGGTCAAAACAGTGACCAGCACATACCCGCAAGTCATGTGGGTCAACATGACGTACCCAAACATTGAAATGTATGTATACCCAGTGCCGACTAAAGTGCTGGAGTTCCACATTGTTTCTGTCCAAGAACTGACCCAACCCGCAACTTTGGCGACCGATCTGACGTTTCCGCCGGGCTATTTGCGGGCGTTTCGCTATAATCTGGCTTGCGAGATGGCGCCTGAGTTTGGCACCGAGCCGTCGCCGGCAGTTGGGCGCATCGCCATGACGTCCAAGCGCAATCTGAAGCGCATCAATAATCCTGACGACATCATGTCGTTGCCTTACTCTATCGTCGGAACTCGCCAACGCTACAATATTTTTGCAGGCAACTATTGATTGTATTTAAGGGCTAGACGCAGTGAAGACGCCAATTCTAGGAGCTTTTGATGTCGCCCGTAGCCCCAACGCTGCGGATAGTCGTCTTATCAATCTGTTCCCTGAAATCATACCTCAAGGCGGCAAAGAGCCTGCGTTCTTGCGCCGCGCGCCGGGGTTGCGTCTTCTTGCCGAACTTGGCACTGGCCCTGTTCGCGGTTTGTGGACGTTCGGCGGTTACGGCTACGCCGTGTCGGGCGAGACGCTCTACAAGATCGCAAGCGACTGGACTTATACGGCAAAAGGCACTGTCTCCGGCACGACGCCTGTGTCTATGGTTGACAACGGCGTGCAACTTTTTATTGCGGCGGGCGTCAACGGCTACATTTATAACGCCAACACGGACGTCTTCGCTCAGATCACGGACCCCGATTTTCCCGGCGCGACCACTGTCGGCTATATTGACGGCTACTTCGTCTTTAACGAGCCAAACAGCCAGAAATTTTGGGTGACGCAGCTTCTTGATGGCACATCGGTTGACCCGCTAGACTTTGCCAGCGCCGAAGGCTCGCCCGACAACCTCGTCTCGCTGATCGTTGATCACCGCGAAGTCTGGCTTTTTGGCGAGACTACGGTTGAGGTCTGGTACGACGCTGGTCTGCCTGACTTTCCGCTCTCACGCATCCAAGGTGCGTTTAACGAAATTGGATGCGCGGCGGCGTTTTCTGTCGCCAAGCTCGACAACGGTGTGTTCTGGCTTGGCGCTGACGCCCGTGGCCGAGGCGTTGTCTACCGGTCGCAAGGTTACAACGGTGTTCGCATCTCGACCCACGCGGTCGAGTGGCAAATCCAGCAATACAGCGACATTTCGGACGCCATCGCCTACAGTTACCAGCAGGACGGCCACTCGTTCTACGTTTTGAACTTCCCCAGTGCCGACATCACATGGGTCTACGACGTTGCGACCCAAGTCTGGCATCAGCGCGCAGGTTGGCTTAACGACAAGTTCACCCGCCATCGCGGCAGCAACCAGATGTCTTTTGCGGGCGAGATCGTTGTCGGCGATAATCTCAGCGGCGCAATCTACGCCTATGATCTGGAGGTCTACACCGAAGCAGGCGCGGTCCAAAAATGGCTTCGGTCTTGGCGAGCAATCCCGACAGGCCAAAACACTTTAGTGCGTACAACAAACCACAGCCTCCAGTTGGACTGCGAGTCGGGCGTCGGGCTTGATGGCGTGGGTCAAGGCACGGACCCGCAGGTTATGCTCCGCTGGTCGGACGACGGTGGGCATACGTGGTCAAACGAACACTGGGCGTCTATGGGCAAGATCGGCCAGACAAACCGCCGCGTCATTTGGCGGCGGCTTGGCATGACTATGAAGCTGCGCGACCGTGTGTATGAGGTGTCCGGCACAGACCCTGTGTCGGTGACGATCATGGGGGCCGAACTTATGATGAGCCCGACCCGTGCCTGAAAACATATCGCAAATCCCTGCGGCCCGTGTGCCGATAGCCGAAGAGCCGACGCCTTATCCGGCACGGCCTTGGTATCGGTACTTTTTTAATGTGTTCTCTATTCTTGGCAGCGGGTCGTTGCGGAACGGAGCGTTTCACGACACGACGACGCAGACGGCGGCGGCGATCAACACCGCCTACGCTATGACGTTTAACACCACGGACTATTCGCAGGGCGTCTACCTTGGCACGCCGGCATCGCGTGTGTACGTCAACCGTCCGGGCCTTTATAACATTCAGTTCTCGGCGCAGTTTGTCAGCACAAACGCGGCGGCTAAAGTTATAACCATTTGGGCGGATGTAAACGGAACTTCAGTTCTAGCGTCAGCCACACAACTGACGATGAAAGGGTCGGGCGAATCTTATGTCGCCGCGTGGAACTTTTTCGTTCGTATGGACACCAACGACTATTTTCGCCTTATGTGGGCAACCAACGACACAACCGTTGCGATACAAGCTGCGGCTGCCACTGCCTTGTCACCCGCAATCCCATCTGTTATCCTCACCGTTGCTGCAAATATAGGTGAATAATGACCGTTCTGACCCCACAGCCCAAAACACAATTTGTCAGCGCCGCTGGAGTTCCGCTTTCCGGCGGCAAAGTTTACACCTATGCGGCTGGCACGACCACACCGCAGGCAACCTACACCGACTCGACCGGCGCGACACCGAACCCGAACCCCGTCATTCTTAATTCGCGCGGCGAAGCGTCCATTTGGCTTGGGTCGGCTACGTACAAGTTCCAGTTGACCGACGCCAACGATGTTGAAATCTGGACGGTTGACAACATTTCGGCCCCGACCTCGGGTGTTTCGCCTATTCTGTCCGGCAACGTAACGATTGACAGTGACACGGCTGGCCCCGCGCTCAAGATCACCCAGACCGGCACAGGCCCTGTCTTGCGCGTGCAGGACAGCGCCGACCCTGACGCCACACCCTTCATTATTGACACCAACGGCAATCTCGGCCTCGGCACAGCGACGCCCACTGCCCAGATGGAGGCGACCGGCGCGGCCAAGATCGGCTCGTTGACCTTAACCAGCGCGCCGTTGCCTATCGCTAGCGGCGGCACGGCGTCCACGACGGCGGCGACGGCCCGCTCGTCGCTGGGGCTCGGCACATCGGATAACGTCACGTTTAACAGCGTGACAGACGCCAAGGGCGAAATTCGCAACGTCCCCGCCAACTCGCAGACCGCAAGTTATATTTTAGTGGCAGGCGATGCAGGCAAATTCATTAGTATCACGACCGGCGGCGTCACTGTCCCGTCCGGCGTGTTCGCAGTCGGCGAGGTGGTGTCAATCTATAATAATAGTGGCTCTAGCCAAACTATTACGCAGGGCGGCAGCGTTACGCTCCGCTTTGTCGGCACGACCACGACCGGCAACCGCACTCTGCGCGCCTACGGGCTGTGCAGCGTCCTCTGCGTCGCGTCCAACGTTTTTGTGATCTCGGGTGGCGGGCTGGCATGACGCACTACCCGCTCATTTTGACGCCACAGACTGTGCCGGAAATTTATTTCGGCGGGTCGTCGGACTCGACGACCAACACAAACACGTTCTCGTTCACGTCTATGGACTTTAACGTGGACAACCCGCAACGTACGGTTGTTGTGGCGGTTAACTACTATGAGTTTGATACATCGGTTAATATCACGTCTATTACTGTCGGTGGGGCAACACCTACGCTTGTTGCGCTTGCAAATCGCGGTATTTCAGGCGGTACGGGCAGTTTTATTTACGCCGCGCTGTATTACGCTCAACCAACAGGGACGTCCGGCACGGTTGCGATTAGTTTTAGCCGTTCTATTGACCGTGGATGCTCGGTCGGTGTGTGGTCGCTTTACAACCTAAACTCATCCGCCGCTGTCACATCTGCCGTGTCAAACACCGGCTCGGTTGCTTTGACCACCCAGCCGGGCGATCTTGTGGTTGCCGCGACGACCGGCGGCTCCAGCGGCACTAACATAACGTGGACAAACGTAACCGAAAACTACGACACTAGCCCGAACGCAATGACCCGAAGCG